CCTCGGGCCCTTGGGAAGATGGATCTTCAATTAGTTGATCTACGACCTTTTGACGCAATGGCGTCTGTCTTATTTCATCTACAAACACGTTATCTCCAGATAGTACATTAGGCACACCATCAGAAGTATCACCTCTTAGGATCATTTCTAATAGCTGCTTCCGCGGATGTTCTACCTTTATATATTTCTTTAACATAGGCGAATATTGAGAAATATTATTAAATTTTTGTAATTGTGCGAAATCTTTATCAGCAGAAATGATCATAACATCTTCATGCTGACCAAACTCTTGTGTATTATACGCCAACACGCCAATAATATCATCTGCTTCACAACCATCAATCTTTAGGGTTTTGTATGGAAAGCTTTCTGTCAGTTCATCCCAAATGAGATTCACAATACGAAAGATTTCATTCCAATCCATCTTAGAAGTTTTACGATTCTTTTTCCTTGCAGCTTTATATTGAGGAAATTCTTTGTATCGCCAATTATTACCGGCGTCACCTGTAATTACTACTTCACCAAATTTATCTTTGAATTTAGCTCGGTACATTCTTATAGAATTTAGAATCATATGACGAATTAAATTTTCATCCGGATCTAATTTTTGCGTAACTATGTTAGTGATTGCGATACCGTTGTAGTCTATAATAATCATAATATATTCCTTTATGTTAGTTATTATTCTAACATATTTTCATCCGTTTGTACACCTAAAATATGGCGCCTATGTATTTTTCCGCCGATAAATGCATTATAGTATTCATCAGGTTTTAACAACACATCATCCTCTAGTTGATATTTCATTTCATAGTATGAGCATTCGCCCTTTGTTTTACACAATCTCAATATTTCTCTGTGATAATTATCTTCGCCTTTTTCTTCTATCAACAACTTTACTTCTTGGCTTGATCCAAAATAAGTTCTCCAGTCAGACTCTGCACGTGTACGTACTTTTCGTTTGCGTTTTTTTGTTTTGGGGAGAACTTTTGGTTTCCAAAAGAATTTTTTACCGATATATTTCATACCAGTATCTTTTTCAGTTATAACGTAAACGAACCCCTGATATTCCTCAGGGGTTTCGTTAAATTCTTCATTTTTGTAATGCCACATTATTCATCGATTTCTTCATAATCAGCAAGCTCTCCACACATTGGGCATAAAGTAGGTTTCTCATCCCCCTCTAATACAATTACTTTTAATACATGATCACAAATATCACACTCTGTCCAATATGTTTCTTCCATATTTTATTCCTTAAAATGTTATTTCGCATGCCCCGCCTTGACAAGCTGCAGCGCCCATCGTATCTATATCAGTAAAACGTTTCTCATTTAACTGCGCCACGAAATCAACACCTGTGAAGTTTTGCTGGATCTTTGTCCATTTATGTAGCAGGAATACATCTTTCAGACAATACTCTGCATCCTTTGGATCTCCCATGAAATAATTATCAGCGAATTTATTATAGCGCCTAATCCATTCTGCCCGAAGATCAGAGACTTCACCACGGTATTCTTCTGGCATTTGAGCAACTTGACACGCTTCCCAAAGATCGCGGAAACCTTGCTTACGTGTGTCGACAATAAGGCCAGATGCAAACAACGCAGCTTTACCATACTTAGACACAATTTGATTTTCACTTAATACTTCTGTCATTGGAGCTTGGGCAAAGTCTTTATCACCTGATCCGCTTAAAAATGAAATACCAGCAAAAGAGCCACGATTTTCAAATACATAATCTTCTACTTGACTCCACATGTGGGGTAGAACTGTAACAGTGTTTGACACATTATGACGAAGATCTGTATGAGCACACAGCTCTGGATTTGTACCTGCTTCTACCCAATTTTGTTGAACGAGTTTAACACGATCAAGAAGCTCTGTACCATATAGGTCTTCTTTATATAGAGATCCTTCTGGACTTACAATAGGAAAGCCGATACAATAATCAGTTCCATTATTAGACCATACTGATTCTTCAACCATATAGGGATTTGTTTTAGCAATTAACTGTGCAACCTCTGTTTCTTTATTCAATTGAATATGACGCAAATACATTGGTGCATGTTCCGCATGAATTCCTGAAGCAGTTTGAAGTAGTACAGAAGCATTCCCAGACGGTTTCACGCATGTTGTACGCGCCGCTGGGTTGATGTCTATTAGAGAAGCAACTAGAACATTAACTTCTCTTACTATATCAGCGCCTTTACGTTGAACATCAGAATCTAATAGCACATCCGGATTATTCATCCAGCCTGTGACTGATACGCCTAACAACGCTTCTCTCTCAAAGATTTTTTTGCTTGTTTCGCTTAGATATTTAAAATCAGTATATCCTGCTTGGAGTGTTCCCAAGATTGCGCCAACACGGCATGCCTTATAAAATTCTTCTGGTGTTTTACATTTACCGCCATTGATTTCTGTAAGATTACATCCTTGCCATCCTGACTCACCATCAATTTGAGGATACATTCCGATTTCAACACATGGATTCGTAGTAAAATCTTTATCTTCTACAAAGTAGAATCCTGGCTCACCAAACTCTTTGATAGAACCCATAAAATTAGAGAAATCCTGTTTAGTAATTTCATCTCGTACAATTACAGCAGAGTTATTTGACCGGCCACGTTGAGGGTTATCAATAAACCAATTGCCAGTTTTTGCTTTTATCATTTCTTCATCATCAGGTGAGAATAAACAAATAGTAGCCGAACGTCGTACTCCACCTGCAAGTACCGCATCTGCTGCATGCATAGCAATATCGTATACTTCAATTGGCTTAAGCCGTTTGCGTCCACTTAGAACAATCCCTTGGAGCATATGTTCAATCTTATCAAGAGCACGACGTAATGGCTCAGGCCCTGGAGCTTTAAAACCACCTGAGATTTTAGCTCCTTTTGGACGCACTTGATTCAAATCAAAATACACTTTTCTTCCGGTAAAGTCTGGGTGGGTTCCACCGTTCCTAAAGAACGATGACATGAGCACTGCTAATGAGTCTGCCCAACCCTCAATAGAATCTTCGATCACATAACCTTTAGCTTGCTTTTTTCTTTCAGCAAGATCTGGTAATTTATCAATGTGATGTTTTTGTACAGAAAATCCTGCACCTGCTCCACAAAGCAAAATATAAAATAACTCACCAAAGAAAGCTGCTCGATCTGCATATGTAGATGTACAATTATACATCCGCATTTGGTGCTTCCAGAGCTGCTCTCCACCAAACTGTAACGCGCGCTGAGCACCCAAAGCATACTGAAGCTTATATAATGACTCTGCTTCATCTATAAGCAAAGATAGTTCTGGAGTCATCTTATCTTTATAATAATCACGGTGCATATTCATCACACGGGATACTGCTTCTTCCCATGTTTCGTATCTATTTAAAGTATCATCCCATCTACTATAACCTTCATAAAACTTTGTCTGTGACATTAAGTGGCGTGTGTTTACGTCTTGATTATTTGGGATTACTTTTAGCATGTGATTACCTCTGGTTTTAATGAGTAAAGAATTGCACGCGCAGAAAATCTACGCGCGGTAGTGTTCATATTGATTAGGTGGTATTATATATTACAATATGTAGATTGTAAATACAAAATATTGCAAAATAAAAAAAATATTTTTTAAATTAGGGGGTGTACAAACCGGCAGAACTGTGTATAATAAACTTACTGAGTTTCTGGAGTGGATGAGGTACCATTATCTGGTTTTTCAGGAGTTAGAGCTTCTTCATAATAAGCAATAATAGCCTGTTGATCCTTAACATAGCGTCTTAAATCTGCTATGCCGATCGCTAGATTCTCATAACCCTTAGGAGTGATAGTAAACAAAACTACATTGCCAGTTTTAGTATCAATCTCAGCTAGTTTTTCATCTAAGTTTTCTTCAGTAATAACGAACCAATCAACAGGAGGAAAGTCTACTGCTTTTGGTCTTTCTTGAACAGGAATATTTTGTTCTTGATATTTAGTTGTTACTACTACTTCCGGCTCCGCCGGTCTCCCCAGACACCCCGCCAGTATCATCGGGCTTATCAGAAGGAGGAGTAGTTTCGTCTTGGATCCGTCCAATAAGTTTGTTAACGGCGTTGTTAACTCTGTCTTCAAGTCCTTGTGCATTTGTTAATGCCTCCATAGTCAAATCGATCTTAGCAAACACACCTCTTAGTTTATCTAAGTGCTCTTGTGATTGTTGCAATCTTTTGGTTAAATCTTTATTTAGTTGTTCATTTTTCTTTTGATCGGCCGCCATTTTCTCAACAGTTGCCTGCAACGTTTCAGCTGCGGTTTTTAACTTAACGTTATTTTCTCGTAATGTACCTATAGTAGCTTCTGACCACAGATAATAATTATATCCACCGTATCCGACTCCACTTAAAAGTCCCATTATAATTATTATTAAATATAACTTAGCCATGGTCTTCCATATACTTTCTGAATCGCTTTAATAATACTGGATTCTTTTTTCTACGACGATCAGTAACATTATGTGCAGTAAATTTAGGCCCCATGTTCTTTGTATCTTGTGGTATACCTGCATCAGCTGTTGTCGTAACTTCTTCTTTCATATCTGGCAATCTTGTTTTAGCATGATTTTTACCAGAAACTGTGTCATGCCAATGCCAATCGTGGCCACCATAAGGATTCTTCTTTTTAATCTCAATCCTGTATTCACCAGTATGACGGTCATTATGATCGTAGTTCTTGCGAACACGCCATGTATTACCTTTATGAGTTGTTTCTATCTCTCCATCATTACCGGCACGTTTCCACTTTAGATTTTTCATAGTAGCAACTCTTCGACTGTTACAAAAATCTTTTTATTAGTTCTTTTATGTTTGGCTTCATACACATTTAAACCAAATACATCGTCTATAGGATAGCTGTTATCTTCTACTAATATCCAGTCCTTTGCATTCACAACGTCATCTAGCGTTTCATTAATAACTTTACAAGCTTTTAGTCTATAAGATCCAGGTAAAAGTTTACCATCATCTAATACTAACCATTGCGATCCTTCAGACAATATATCAGTAATATCTATATCTAATAAACCAAGCCCATGCTTAATTTTATTATCTGATACGCTGTACTGATCTTTTAAAAGATATAATGCTGAAGCATAAGAACCTATTTTGCCACCTGGAATCAGCTTTTTAATATTAAAAACTAATCTATGAAAAGGAGTATAAACATCCTTCTCTTCAGATGTTTCAGCCTTACGAAGCTTTTTGCCTTTTTCATCTATTAAGCCGAGTTTATAAGCAGTAGTGTCCTCAAAATTTGTTGTTAACAATCTGAGGAAACGAAATGTATAAACCAGGTCACCAGTTTTTTTAAGAATTCCCATTAAACTTTCCTCAAGCGTTCAACAATATCCGGATCCATCGGAATGTTAGTATATTGATCATTGCGAATATATTTTAAAAATATTAAAAACGGTTTCACAATTGGCCAGTGTTCATCTTTTAGTTTTAAATCTAAAATATTTAAACTGGCTTCTATACCAAAAGAATTGAAGATCACAATTAAATGATTTAATATTAATCGTTCATTGATATGATCATTCACAATATATCTATTTAATAATCTTTTAATATATTTAAATCTTTGCAGATCTTCTTCAAATTCTTCGATATCAATATATTTTGGGTTACTATAGTGCTTAGCAGCATAAAGATAAATATTGTCTTCTGTTAATTTAATTTTCATTTAAAGCGGCAAGCATCTCATTCTTTTTCATTTTCATATTTAAAGTAACGCCTTTTTCTTTTGCGGCCGCTACTACTTGAGCTTTAGTCATTTTAGACATATCAACTTTTGGCTCTGTTTCTACCTTAGGTGGAGCTTTGGTTTCAACAACAGTAACTTCAAGATTTTTAACTTCAGTTGCAACAACCGGTTTTTCAGCCACAGGCTCATCTGGAAAAATAAGCTTTGTGTTAACCGGTTTAGTTCCTAAAAATCTACCCAAAAAATCCATAATTTTATTATACATAATTTATTCTCCTATATTAATCCAGACCATCTTTATTTTCAGATACTACTTTTCCATAAGCAGCTGCAAGTTTTTGCATCACTTTATCACCGTTTGAATTATCATTCGATCTTTTTTTACCGTTTGGACCTGCGCGGCCTGCTTTAGCAGCATCGTCATGGCCCTTTTTCTCTAGATCGGGATCAGCAGCATTACCTGCAAAATCAGCTTTCATTTTCTTTGCGCCAGCACCTTTTAGTTTATCGTCACTAGTTTCAGGAGCGGCCGCACCTTTATAATGTGCTGCACGATTTTCTAAAATACGTGAATACACTGGCCAAAGGGCGGTATCTTCTTTCATTTTATCTTCCTTATCCCATGGGGCTTTAGGCAACGTAGGCTTCTTTTTTGGAGGCTTGATGCTTGCCAAAGCCTTCTTAATATCTTTTTGATCTAAATATTTTTTAGCTTCATCGACTGATTCATTTTTATGTGCAGCTTTATACATATCAACTGCCTTTGCATACTTTGGATTCTTCATCATACGCTTTGATTCAGCCTCATCAGGGTTTTGATGAATCATACGTACTGTTGGTTCATCTAATTTATGAGTCTTCATATGCTTTTTATAAGCATCAAACTTTTTAGGAATAACAGTTCCACCAAATTTATTTTTCATTGGTGTCATACTCCGAGAAATTTCATCTACTTGTTTAGATGCTGCCTCACCTACATCTGAAGTAGCTTGGTCATTACCTTTTTTAGGATTCATTTCAACATCGTCTTTATCTGACTTTTTCTTTTTTCGCATATGCTTAAAGTCGGCTGCATCAATGTCGCCGTCTTTATCATGATCAAGCTTATGTTGATCACCTTTTAATTTTTCCTGGACCTGTTGCATGGCCCGGGCAATATTTTTAATGTCTTGTGTTTTCATTTTTTTTCCTTACATCCATATTTGGGCTGCAACTGCACTGGCCGCAACTGCGGTAAAAATCCAGAACAATTTATTAATAACTCCAACGGTATTAGCGTTTTCATCGCATTTCTTTTCTATAATATCTAGCTTTTCACTAAACTTATTCATTCTTTGCCAAGAATCGTCCCGATACTTGTTATAGGCTTCCATTTTTTCTTCAAATCGAGCAAGGGATATTAGTGCGTCTGCCATCTTATCCATCTTATCTTCAATTCTTTCTAAACGGGCCTTTGTAGTTTCATCGGCCATTCTTGTATTCCTTTGTTAGTACTATTTATAACAATTACCATTTAACTTTATCAGCCCAATAAGCTGCTGACA